TTACACATTATATTTTTCATTCCAAACTTCTTTACACCATTTCCTTAATTCTTTATACGCTTTCTCATTCTCTCTAATATAATTAAGAAATACCTCTTTTGATTTAAAATTCTTAATTCTATACTTATACACCCCTTTTCCTCCTATCCTCTCGCTATTTGTTTTTAAGAAATCTACCACACTCTCTAAATCATCTATTCCTGTATCAAAATATATTGAAAAATTAGCTTCCCTGAATGGCGGAGCTACCTTATTTTTCTTAACAGTTGCATTTATCTTTACTCCTACAATTACATCATCTTTTTTAATCTTGCCAACTTCAGTTAATTTTATCCGTTGACTTGAATAAAACTTTAATGCCCTTCCCCCGCTAATATCAGTTTTCTCCCCCCACATTACCCCTACCTTATCTCTCGTTTGGGATATAATTAAAAATGTTACCCCATAATCGCTCATCTCATTCCCCAGCACAGAAAACAACCAGCTCATCACAGCGCTCTTATCCAGTTTATCCCTCATGCTAACATCCAGCTCCTCTACCTCAAAACCTTTCTTTTTTGCCTCTTTTGTAGCCTTCTCAATTATTGAAGCCGAAATATTCGTGTGTAAAGCGTCCAAACTATCCAACACATATAAACAAAACTCATTCCCTTCTTTATTTCTTAAAATCGCTTGTAACAAACCCTTATATAGCTTTTCCACAGTCTTAGATTTTCTATAAAATGCTTTGTCTGGGTCTATCCCAATTACCTGTATTCCCCTGTATAAATCAAAAGTCCCCTCAGCATCATCATACACCAGATAACCACCCTTATTTTGACACACTCTACCTATCTGAGCTGCTAATAAAGATTTCCCAGTGCTCTCATCTCCATACAAATTAACAATTCCATTCTTCACAACCCCACCCCCTAATGCTAAATCTAACAACGTTATTCCAGTTTTTATAAAATCTTTTTTCTTTGTCTCTAATAAAGATTTAAAACTATCCATTTTATCCCCCTATCAATAATAAATTCGGTTTTATAATCTTTTTATTATAGTTATACCAAACAACTTCAACTCTATCCCCTCTTTTCTGCTTCTGCTTATCTGAATGCTTAGAAATAATAAATGCTGTTGTCTTTACTTTAAAACATTCTTTATTCCATCCATTATCCTCTAACACTTTGTATAACTTATTATCATAGCCAGATAATAAAACCTTACCTTTAATATCAAGCAAAATTTGCATTAGCTCTTTATGCCTTTCAACAGGTAGCTCATGCTCATAAACTTTCTTAGCAACTCGTGTTTCTGGAACATATGGTGGGTCTATATAAAAAAACGTATCATCAGTATCATACTTGTAAATCAAATCCTTGAAATCCAAGTTTTCTATAACAACGTTCCTCAATCTTGCGAAAACCCTATCAATTTTTTTAATAAAACTACTCATATCAGCTCTACTACTCTTAGCCGAACTAACAGCAACTGAAAAACCGCTACCAGCCACAGAATTTATAGAACTCCTGCTGGCATATAACCATTGCACAGCTCTGTCCACATCATTATCACACTGCTTCCAACCCTTAGAATATTCCTTATTCAAATCACGAGAATATAACATATAATAAAGTTTATCATGAAATTCTTTTAATTTATTTTTATCGCTTAAAACCCTATATAAAGATACAACTCCAGCATGTAAATCATTATACACCTCTAATTTAGACATAGGTTTAGCAAACAATAAATGTCCAGCTCCCCCAAAAACCTCCACATAGACATTATGAGGTGGAATCAATGGCAATAAATCTTTTAATAAACGATATTTGCCACCATACCACCCAATTGGAGCACCCTGCATGAACTACCTCCTTTACCTGTTTATTAAACCGAGTGGAGCTTATACCCCACTCGGTCTTATACGCTACTTTTTACTTTTTAAACCTTCTCTTTGGTTTAATCTCTTCTTCCTCATCCTCATCTTCATCATCCTCATCAACTACTACCCTGCCTCTTTTCCTTACTGGCATCTCATCTTCTTCATCCTCATCAACAACCTTCTTACTTCTGCTCCTTGATTTCACTTCATCATCCTTTACTACTGTTTTCTGTTTCCCACGAACAAGCACATCATCATCTTCGTCATCTTCATCCTCATCATCTTCAATAACATGTTTTTTACCCCTTACAGGTTTTCTAATTTCTTCCTCATCCTCATCTTCATCATCTTCAATAATAGCTTTCTTGCCTTTTTTAGTAGGCTTCACAATCTCCTCATCTTCGTCATCTTCATCTTCTACAACCTCATCCTCATCATCATCTTCAATAACAGCTTTCTTGCCTCTTACAGGTTTTCTAATTTCTTCCTCATCTTCATCTTCATCTTCTATAACAGTCTTTCTTCCCTTTACAGTTTCTTTCTTAATTTTAGTATCTACCTCCTCCATGTCCTCATCATCTTCCATGCTTTCTAATAATTCCTTACCTCTTTGCACAGCTTCCTCTAAATACTCCACAAACTCCTTAAAACTTTCTCTGTCAACACTAACCTTATCCATCTACTAAACCTCCAAATTTTATTATATTTATACACTCAACGAGTGTATTCTAATGCTAAAATACCCTCTTAATTTTATTTTTTCCAACAATATTATTTTCCTCATCTTCATCATCCTCTACCACATTGCCTGAAAATTCTATCAATATATCAGCTAACTCCTCAATCTCATCTTTCTTTGGTATTTCCAATACATCTTTTAAAGATACTACATATTTAGCCAAATTCTCTGAAATAGGATACTCCATCCCAATACTCACACCCCTATACTCTGAAAACTGCTTATTAGCTTTTGATATTAATGTAAATGACACCTCCCTTCCTTTCTTTAAATCAGAAATATCAATAACCTCATTTGTCCGCCTATCTATGCACCGTGTTAAAATCTCACTTGCTACCTGCGTGTATGGTGCATCAAATATCAGTGGCTTATTTGATTGAGGCTTATCAGAAATATCCAGAACCCAAAACAAAGTTCTCCTTTTTGGTGCTATACTAACTGCCTCTTTGTCTTTACCCTGCATTTTCCACTTTTTATATAACTCACATATAGCACATCGTTTACCTAAGACTTTATCCCTGCACAAATAACTACCCTTATCAGGCCCAACATAACTATGCACATATATATCCAAACTAAAATCCTCATCCCCTTCAACCGGTGGCAATATTCTTATAAAATTATCCCCCTCCTTTGGTCTATACGTATCAAACTCCCTTTTAATATAGTAGGGTCTTGTGCTCCTATTCACCCCACTAATCTTTTCCTTTAACCTGTCCTTCGATACCTTTCCAAACATTTTAACCTCCTTTAAATTATTTGCTCTTCAAAGAAGAGTTTTTCTTCTGCTTATCTTTTATCTTTCTCCTAACAGCCTCTACTTCCATATCTGTAAAATCCAATTTTTTCACTACACTATCCCTGCTACTTTTTAATGACATTAACAAATTAACATAGGTTTCTATCATGTCTTTTCTCTGCTTAAAAGCATCTTTAACAATCCCATACACCTCCATTTCATCCTTAGCGTTTAAATACTCTGTTTGTGCTTGTATATACCTCTTATCAGATAATATTTTGCTTTCTATCATTTTTTCAGTAGTCTTTTCACCATTCTCAGTCATTTTTACCTTATAGTGTAAATATAATTCTGAATACACCCTATCTACTTCCATCTTCAAAATATTAGCCTTTTTCATACATTCAGCCCATAAATACCCATAATAAGCAAACTTTGCAGGCTGCGAAATTACTGCCTCATCAATACTTAATTCGTTAAACTCCAAATCTCTTTCCAATTTCTTATAATCCATACACCTCTCCTTTCTTTAAATTATCTTATACCCTAATCTTACCATAAACTTTTTACCAATTTTCAAAATTTTCAAATTTAAATTTTTTATATCTATATTTTTATTCCTTATATCTATTAAACAATTCAACTAAATTATACACTAAACTTGCTCTATCATTAGCATATAAAAACACTCTCAACACATCTCCATAATACTTTAATCTATCTTCCTTACTATTTAATACTGCACTGCACACATAACTTCTTCCAAACCCTATAAATTTATTTATCTCATCTTCACCTATACTATTTATATATTTTCCAACTACTTCCCAACTTAGATTCCCCCTCAATAAATCACTGCAAAACTCTACCATATCATGCTTATCAATAATATCTACTTTCTTTAAATACTTTTTTACTTTCTTTAAATCATTAGCTACCTCAATTACACTCTGCAAATCATTCAAGATATTTCTAACAACACCTTTATTCTTTTTCCAGACATAACTGATAACTTCTTCTGCATAATTAACTTTTTCAGCTTTTTCTACCTTTTTAATCAGCTCATAACATTCACTATAAGATAATGGCATAACTTCCATCACTACACATCTATTAATAATCGTATCTAATAATTTATCTTTATCAGTTGTGCACAAAATAAACATATTGAATAAATCTTCACCTTCTAACAACTTTAACAATGCATTTTGTGCGTCAACTGTCAACTGATGACACTCATCAAACACTACCACTCTTTTTCTTCCAGTTAATTCCTTATATTTGCACATCTCAACAATACCCCTTACCGTATCTATCCCTCTTGTATTAGCTGTATTAAACTCATATAACATACCACCTATCTCATTAGCCACTACCCCTGCCAGAGTTGTTTTTCCACAACCACTTTTACCATAAAACAATAATGCTTTGGGTAAATCACCTCTTTTAATATACCTATTTAATAAATATACTACCTTACTATTACCAATTACCTCATTTAAAAACTGTGGTCTATACTTTATTGCCCAATTCAATTTACACCCCCATTATTTCTTAAAAACTAAAATATATTCATGCACCTTATTAACCC